TAAATAATAGTATGAACAAGTTATTTCTATTATCAGTATTATTAAAGAATTCTATCTTTAAGACAAAGAGATGGTATGAGAGTATAAGGTCTGGTAAAAATCGTCTTACAAAAGATAGTGCCTACAATGCCTCTCTACCTAATCACTTTACGCCAATGATGGAAGAAGATAGATATGGTGATAGATCAGACGCCTTTGATAAAATCATATCACAAACACATAAACATTTTTGGGATCCTAATGATACAAAGTATATTGATTACAATATAGATTTTGATATGAAGAAAGATTATTTGGTAGACCCTAGAATATTCTGTTTAGAATTACAAGTGCCTTCTATCGTAGAAAGACTTACTGAAAAACAAAAGATTAAACTTGCAAATGAATCTTTTGGTTGGGTTTTATCACAGATATTACATGGTGAACAAGGTGCTTTATCTCTAAGTGCCAGTTTGTGTCATATACTAAAAGACCCAGGTGCTCAAGAATATGCTGCTAATCAAACAAGAGAAGAGGCACGCCATGTTCAAGCGTTCACAAAGTATATCGAAAAGAGATGGGGTAAACCATACAAGGTAGGTGAAACTTTAGGCAGAGTATTAGACAATATTGTTTCTTCAGATGTTGTTTATAAGAAGATTGTAGGTATGCAATTACTCGTAGAAGGTTTAGCGATGGGTGCATTTTCTATGGCACACGCTGATACTAATGATCCTCTACTAAAAAGATTACTACAATTAGTTATGTCTGATGAGGCGTTTCACCATAAGTTTGGTAAAATATGGGCAGATCGTACTGTACCGAAACTAAATAGTAGTGAACATAAAGAAGTTGAAGATTGGGCAGAACATTTATTTTTAGAACTTATATTTAATCTTGCAAACCCTAGAGAAAAAAAAGATATTTATGCTTCAGTTGGTCTAGAGTGGAAATGGGTATTACAAGAAACAGAAAAACATTTCGATCTTGATGAGGTAGTTAGAGATGAAATGAAGAGACCAAATAACATATTCAGAGTCTTAGTTAAGACTCTACTCAATGCTCATATTATTACAGATAGAACTAAATCAGCATATGCAGAATTTGTAGATATGGAAGAATTAAAAGATGAAGGTGATGAATTTAAACCAGCAGAAGAGATTGCTGAACTTGGTATGAAACACTTAAAAAAAGTTAATAAGGCAGCATAATGGCAGTACAAACAACAGGATTTCAAAGACAACCTAGTAAATTAGACTATGCGGCTCAAACTCAGTTTAGATTTACAATAAACTATTTACCATTAACAGAATACTTTGTACAGACTGTTAATATACCAGGTTTGTCATTAGGTACTGCAACTGTTCCTTCTCCTATGTACGACTATCCAATCCCTGGTGATAAGATCACTTTCGACCCTCTAAATTTATCCTTTTTGGTAGATGAAAATTTAAATAATTTTAAAGAATTGCATACTTGGATATCACGCTTAGGTTTCGCAGAATCCCACGATGAGTTCGGCGACCTATTGGCGTCTGGTAATCCTGCACAGGCCAAACCTTCCACTAAAGATCGGGTTACTGCTCCTGTGCCTGAGCAAGGAATTTATTCAGACGCCACCTTAACTGTATTGAGTAGTAAAAATATAGTAAAAACTGAAATAAGATTTAAGAATATATATCCTACAAGTATATCTAGTTTAGATTATAATGTAGGTGGTACAGATGTGGATTATATTGTCTGTAATGCCAGTTTTAATTATCTTGGATATACAATAAATCAAATAAGTACAACATAACACTTGACTTTCCACCGTAATGGTGATATAATATTATTATGACATTAGACGAATTACAGGCAGAAGCCGATAAAGATTTAGTAATAGATGATACTGAATTAGATACTGAATCTTTAAGAACACCAATCCTACATAACAAATATCTACAATACTATAATAAGTTTAACTTACTATTGAAGAAATCTCAATGGGAAGAAAGAACTTTACAACGAGAGAAGTGGGAATACTATACAGGTAAATCTGATCCTGAAGTATATAAAGAAAAACCTTTTGATTTAAAGGTACTGAAAAATGATGTTCCTATCTATATAAATGCTGATGAGGATATACAGAAAATACAAGCAAAGATAATATATCAAGAAGCAATAGTCAACTATCTAGAGCAAATTCTGAGAATGATAAATAACAGGTCATTTACAATTAAAAACGCAATCGAGTGGAGAAGATTTACTAGTGGCGCTCTATGACCGTAATTGTTGAAAAAAAGAATGATGTCTATTTAACAATAGACGCAGAACCTAATGTTGCAAGAGAACTCTCTGAATTTTTTACTTTTGAGGTTCCTGGTTTTAAGTTTATGCCTGCCTATCGTAATCGAGTGTGGGATGGCAAAATAAGATTATTTTCACAAAAAACTAAAGAAATGTATTTAGGGTTATACCCTTATATCAAAGCATATTGCGAAGAACGGGAGATACCTTTGGTCGCAGGTAAGGGTGTGGGTGTTATTAATAAGTCTGATAGAGCGGTTGTAGAAAAATTTTGCAATAATCTAGGTCAAAAATTTGAAGCAAGAGACTATCAGATTGACGCTGTACACACTGCTCTTAAATTTAATCGCACATTGTTGGTGAGTCCTACTGCAAGTGGTAAGTCGTTTATCATATATGCTCTTGTTAGATACTATGAACACCTACTAAAAGATGAGAAAAAAAATAGAATACTTATTATAGTGCCCACAACTTCTCTAGTGGAACAGATGTATGGCGACTTTAAAGACTACGGATGGAATGTAAAAAAGTATGTAGATAGAATTTATGCTAAATATGACAAAATGACAAGCAAAAAAGTAGTGGTGAGTACTTGGCAAAGTATATATAATATGAACAACAATTTTTTTTCCGACTTTGGGGCTGTGTTTGGTGACGAGGCTCATTTATTTAAATCTAAATCTCTCACCAGCATAATGACTAAACTTGCGAATTGTAAGTACAGGATAGGTCTGACTGGGACACTTGATGGTACTTTGACCCATAAGTTAGTGCTTGAAGGTCTGTTTGGTATTGCAAATAAAGTAACCTCTACTAAACAGTTAATGGAACGAAAACAAGTTGCAAATTTAACTGTTAGGTGTTTAATTTTAAAACACACTAAGGAAAACTGTAAAGAATTATATGAAAAAACTTATCAAGAAGAACTTGAATACATTGTCGGATCACAAAGTAGGAATAATTTCATCAGCAATCTTTGTATTCGAGGCAGGGGTAATACTCTCTGTCTTTATCAATTAGTTGAAAAACACGGCGAAATATTATATAATTTAATTAACAATAAAGATGACAAGAGGAAAGTATTTTTTATACACGGTGGTGTTGCCGCTGAAGAAAGGGAAAGAATTCGTGCAATTACTGAGAAAGAAAATGACGCAATTATTATCGCTTCTTACGGTACATTTTCCACTGGTGTCAATATTAGGAATCTTCACAATCTTATATTCGCAAGTCCTTCAAAATCTCGTATAAGGAACTTGCAATCCATAGGTCGTGGGTTAAGACTCGGCGACTCTAAAACTCACGCTACACTCTACGATATATCAGATGATCTCGTACATAGGGATAGAGAGAACTATACCCTTAAGCATTTTCAGGAAAGAATGAAGATATACAATGAAGAACAGTTTGATTATGAGATACATAATGTGGACCTAAAAAGTTAATGAGGTTTGAGGTCATAGATAATTTTCTTACGAAAGAGCAGTGGCAGGCACAACATGATCTCGTATTTAGCACAGACTTTAAATGGATATACGGCAGAAAAAATTTAGAATCTAAAAGTTTATTTAAATCAATAATATTTCAACATTGGTTCCACGGTGACGAAAATTTAACAGTAAGGCATTATGATTCTAGGTTTACGAGTCCAGCAGATATACCTAATACTTCTCAACCTTACTGGAATGTAATGTGTCAACCTATTCTAGATAAGTTTAATGTAAAAAAGATTATGAATATAAGAACTAATTTATATACTTATTGGCACGAAACAAATAATTTAGCAGGAACACATTTAGATCATCAAATAGATGAAGATTATCTTACCTTAATTTATTATATAAATGGTTCTGATGGTGCCACTTGGTTTGAGGGGCGAGGAAACATTGAAAAAATACCTAATAGAATGGTTATTGCTGACGGTAAAATACCACACCGGTGTGTATATCAAACAAATGTCAAAGCACAGATAGCAACCAATATAAATATTATAGTATGACAAAAGAGTCTAGTTTAAGAATAGTACGACTGTCGGATGGTTCTGAGTTAATTGGAAACATAAACCTAACAGACGAAGGTTCTCAATTTCTAAGAATAACCGACCCATTAGAAATACTGCTAAACAGTAAAGCTATTGGTGTAGGTATGGTGGAAGATTTTACTTCACTAAGACCATGGATGCAATTTGCCAATGATAGTGTATTCTCTATACCAAAGGAGAGAATTATAACTATATGTAATGTGGCAGATGATATGAAGGCCTACTACAAGATTATAAATGAAAAAGTGAAACAAAGAGCAAAGGTAAAAAAATCACCTCTAACTGAAGAAGATATTAAAAGAGCTGTAGATGTTATTTCTGAGATGGGAAAAGAGGCAGACGACCTGATGAAAGAAGAGTTATCTGAAGAAGATTACAATACATTCTTTCCTAGCAAAAAGACTATACACTAATCTGAAGCAACCCACAAGGGTATTATAACAGCGTAACCATATTATGTCAAGCACTAGTCCTAGTTTTATAGGAGAATATTTTATAGAAGAAAGTTTATGTGATAAACTAATAGACTTCTTTCACTCCACTCCAGAACAGCATTCGCAAACTGTTCCTAATACCAATATACAACACTATTATACAAAAATGCCTGGGAAAGTAGGGTCTTATGATCCTAGAATAGACCCTAGTGTAAAAGATTCTATGGATCTCACATTTTCATATAAGACTATATTTTCACCAGATTTACCAGTAGAAGCATTACCTTTTAGTGATATGGTACACGAATACATAGAGGCACTAAGTGATTGTATAAAAGGTTATGGTGAAGATTATTCTCACGCTTTAGCAACAGTATGCCAAGTACAAGAAGGCATTAACTTACAGTACTATCCACCAGGTGCAGGTTATCCTAACTTACATTGTGAAAGATCAGCCTCCACATGGCCATTTGTTAAAAGGCATTTAGTTTTTATGACATACTTAAATACAGTTGATGATGAAGGAGGCACACATTTTCACTATCAAAATTATACTGCAAAAGCAGTCAAAGGCAAGACCTTAATATGGCCATCAGATTGGACTCATATGCACCAAGGAGTTATATCACCTACTCAAGAAAAGTATATAATGACAGGATGGATATCACATACAGATCCAAACGACATATGGCTAGATAATAGAAGAAATTTGCAAT